TCCCGGTAGTGCCAGTGTTCGTCGAGAGGTTGTCAATCGCCCAATACTCGTACCCCATGACTTTGAGGATGATCCGATTGTCCGCTCCCATTACCAGCGGAATCCCGTTGGTTTCCAGCACCGGGTCCGCTACGCCATGCACCAAGCTGATAAAATACACATCGCTCGAAACGGTGTCGGAGCAAGCCGTCCACATCATGTATTTCGGTTGGAGCCCACTCATCATTGCCAGGATGGGGTGAGTGTCAGGCCAGGAGGTGGTATTCGCAGCGCTTGACGTGTCGGTTCCGACTTGGATTCGGTTGTAGGTAGGGCGACCAGACATCAGGAATCCTCCAGCGGGACAAGCTGGACGAAGCTGTCCGCAGCACCCAGCACATTCACCATGATGTGGGTCATTCCAACGACGTTCAGGACTACCCTGCCGTGGTTTCGTACAGGTAGGGGGAATCCGTTGCCAAGGGTGACGTTCACTCCGGTCCCCACGGAAGCACCCACCAGGACGACATTGGTTTGCGTCCCGCCGTACGCATGAACCATCAGGTACTTAGGCGTTCCACCACCCTCTGTGGTCGGGATCGCTTCGCTGCCTGCGCCTGTTACCGCGTGCTGAACGGCAGTGACCGTACCGATGCTAAAAACGGGGAAGTTCTTGACTCCCATTGCTCCCCCATTACGGTCGGATGGTCAGAATCATGTCGATGATGCCACCCGTCCCTTCTGCCCCATTCACGACCGCGATTACCGAACCGCTCGTTGCCAGAGCGTCTCCTGTCTCGCATTCGTTGAGGTGAGTCGTTGCGTTCGGTGACAGCTCCTGCGCGTTGGTGTCCCCAACGATGTCTGCATCCAGCATCGTGAAGGTGAAATCTCCACCATTTTGCTGGATCGCTGTCCCGTTCACTTCGAACGTCCAGGTCTGATCTGCATCGCTCACGGTCGTCATGACGCCTGAAACCTTGACCAGATCCCCCGCTGTGGGGATTTGGACGTAGGCGGTGCCTGCCGCTGACGCTGCAATACCCGGCAGTCGGATGTGGTATTCGCGGATGTCTCTCTGAATTGTTGCGGCCATTGTCGCCTCCGTGAAGAGAAAGGGGGCCGGGGTCGAGTTACCCCCGACCCCCCTGTCACTTCTAGCTGGTTGTCAGGTCTGCGACGATTCCCGATGCGCGGGGATTCGAAGCGCGAAGCGTGTACTCGGCGAGGAGCGTTCGCTTCTCCGCATCACCTGTCTTCGCCAGCGCGAACTGACGGAAACCACGGAGGTAATCGCAAGACCACATGCGCGGCGTGATGACCAGCGCCGAACGGTCTCGCGAGAACCGATTCGGAACGACCCGATGCTCTCCGAAGTCACTCACGTAGACGTCTACGGCTGTGACCAGCCGCATGTCTTCGGAGCGATCGAATCGCGTCGTGTTGCCCGAGAAGGCCGAAAGCGCCTGCTTGTTGAAAGGACCCACCATGATGACCGAGGGGTCCCCGCCCTGGGTCCAGGCTTCACGGATCACTTCCTTCAGGTCCGCTTCCTTGAACGCACGTTGCGTCCCGTCCACCGGATCGCCCGTGGTGTCGTCAGGCTTGTAGCCTGCGGCATCCGTTGGGCTGCCCGCTCCACCAGCACCGCGATTCGCGGGGGTGTCGGCGTCTGCCGTCATCCACGTTTCGTACGGTGCGAGCTGCGCTGCCGTCCCGGATACACCGGGGATCATCGGCTGCGTGACGCCACCTGCGTTCGCTGCGGTCAGGATGGACTCCATGTCCCGCTTCAGCTCCTTGGCCTGCTTTGCGAGCTGGTAGGCGAGTTCTGACTTGCGACCCGCCTTGTCCACCACTTCCGCCGTACCCGAGACCATGACCGATTTCCGGCTGATCTGCGTGTAGTTGTAGACACGCGAGGTCGGAGCGACTGTCGGGAAGTAACCCACCGTCGAATCGTCTTCGCCTTGCGCGACCTTGTTGTCGGCGTCCGCTGCGATCAACGCATCGATCTGCCATTCGTGCTTTGTGTTGTCTGCTGTGCCGCGCCCCATCATCATCATGAAGGGGGTCTCTGTCGGAGAGATGTTGTAGATGATGTCCGACAGATCCTCGCGGATACCGATTTGGGTGAATGTTTCGTACGTGCCTGTTAGGACCGTCATTACAAAAGCTCCTCAAAAAGTCGAGCAGCGTCCCTCTCATCCCCTGTTTTCTTCAGGCGATCAAAGTTCTTCTGCGCTTGTTTTTGCGCGTCTCCAGACGCTTCTCTCCTTGCTCCAGACCGAAGTACATTCTTCGGCTTGGGGAGACCTTTCAGTTTCTGCAACTTTTTGGGGGCCTGCTTTTTCAACTTGTCGTACTGACTTGCCTTCCACGCCACAAGTAGCTGGCGATGGTCTGAAATTGCGTTGATCTCTTCCGCGCTGAACCCCTCGGTCTGCGAGAGGTATGCCTGGGTATCGGACATGGCGGCGGTCGCTACTTCCTTGTCGGACCACGCGGGCATCTTGCGGTGGAGAGCTTGCATCTCGCCCTGCCGGTTGCCAGCAGTCACGGCGTTCACTTCCGCCAGACGCTGCTGTTCAACGCTCTTCAGCTTCTCGATCGCGCTGCTAATCATCGCACCGCGTTCGGCCTGCTTGTTCTTCAGGATGAGATATTGCTGCGCGTCTTCCATCTCCAGGGCTTTCCAGTTCACGTCCTTGAACTCTTCGGTCGTGACGTCCAGGAGCGCCTGCGCGTGATGGGCAAGGTCTCGGACAGCCACATCGGTTCGTTCGCGCATCTGCTGTGCTTCTACCTGGAAGTTGTTCTGCGCGCCCTGCAGCTCTTCCCATCGGCGAGCTGACTCGGGTGCGTTCTTGTAGGTGTCGATCATTTTCGAAAGCGAGATGGGATTCCCATCGCCGGGGTCAACCTGAAGCTGATCCAGCATCTCTTTCTCGCCGATGTCGAACATCTTCGCGAGATCGGAAAGGTTGTTGATCGCGTCGTCTTGCTCTTCTTCGCCCTCTTCGCCTTCGGGAGCGGTAATTACCGGCTCGCCCTCTTCGCCTTCAGGGGCTTGCTCTTCACCTTCCGGTGTACCCTCGTCGGGTTCAACGAGTTCTACAGCCGGTTGTTCTTTGTTTGCCTGGGCATTCTCTGGTTCTGCGGGGGGAGGGGGTGAGTCGTCGAGGAGGGCCTGCAGACGACCTTCTATGTCTTGTGAATCAAGCGCGCCCGTCGGGGCTGCCATCCCACTCCTTCAGCCGAATTTCGTTTGCTTCCGATTCGATCCGGGTTTCTTGCTGAACGGTGGCCATCTTCCCGGTGTTCAGAATATTTGTCAAGTACATTCGGAATTCTTTGGTGACGTGCAGCATCAGGTACGCTTTCTCGCGTAGGTCTACGGCGTTCGGTGCAGAGTTCCTCCAGCCGTTTTCATATTTCATTTCGATCGCCGCAAGTGCTTCCAGCAGCAGCTCATTTTCCAACAGACTGGAGGCTTGACGACCCCGAGAAATCTCTACTGCTTCACTAGCCACTTTGTTAGTACCTCGGCGGCGCAGGCCCTTTACGTGGTCGCTCGCCTGTGGGGGATTTTAGGAGGATCTTGTGGCGGTGTGGCGGGGATCCGTTCTGGGACGTCCATGTAGCAGCCACCGGGATGGCATGATTGTGCCCGTCATCCGTGGTGGTCATCCGCCCGATCACGGCATGGTCGTGACCGGCGTTGAACGTCGTACGCATTCCGAGCAGTCGGGTCACTTCTTCTTCGCTTTCTTCTTCGCCTTCTTCTCTTCTGCAGGCTTGTCGGCGGGCGGCGGCTCTACGGCGGCGGGCGGCTCTACTGCGGTCGCCCCGATGCCGAGTTCCTCGTTCAGCAGCATCATCAGTTCGTGCATCACGATCGCGGGACCCTTGCACTGGCCTGCCATGATGGTCTCGTGAATTTTCTCAATCGTCAGAGCCATTATCGTCCCCCCTGTTGGCTTGCGCGTTTACTTTCGCAATTTCCTTCATTGCCTTGATACGCGCCAGCTCCAGCTTCTCTTTCGACTCCAGCTCACGGATGTCCTGCTCAATCTTCTTGTCCAGCTCCAGGACCCGGAACTCTGCCATCGCCTTCGCTGCGGCCATTTCGAGCTGCAGCTTGTTCGCGTCGAGCGCGAGCTGCTTCGCGTTGTCGTCGGCACGGCGCTTCGTCTCCGCGAGCCTGACCTGATCCTTCCCATCGGGCGCGGGCGGATCGGGAGCCTTGCCCTTGGGATCGGTGAAGTATTGCTCCGGGTTCGGAAGCTGCATCGACTCGGCGATCTGAACGCCTGATCGGTAGACGTTGTCTGGTGTAACGACGTTCCCGAGCCCTGCCAGCTTCGCTCCCTGCTGCACCTGTAGGAGCTGCATCATGTACGCGATTCGCTCTCCGGCCTGACCAACACCGAGACCCACCTGAACTTCCACCTTCATGTCGCTGTTCCAAGTGGACGGATCGACTTCGACCCACTCACCACGCAGCTTGATGACCCGATCCTTGACCGGAGACTCCACCATCAACTTCAACAGCTTCTTGAACAGATCCTTCACGCCCGTTTCGGCGAAGATGCGGGCGATCATTTCCACCCGCGCATAGGCCGCGCTCATCACCTGAGACACGCCGGTTGCCGTCTGGTTGCGGAAGGTCGATGCGTCCAGTCCCTGATTGTGCATCCCGGCACCCGTACGCATCTGCCGCACGTTTTCCAGGAAGTCCATGATCTGGTAGGACGACTGGTTGAAGGGAGTAGTGGGGAGGGGATTTACCATCCCAGGCGCAGTGACCCGAACCACACCGCCGGGACGCGACGTCAAGAGATCGTCGATCTCAACCGCCCCCTCCACCACCTCATACCGCCCGTTGTTGACCAGATACATGTTGTCGAGCATCTGGCGCAGCAACGTAGATCGAATCAGTTGCAGATCGGACACCTGATCGGAGATCGAGAGCCCGAAGAATTTGTGCGGCATCGGAATCGGCGTGAGCGAGGAGAACGGCTGCCAGTTGATCTCCTGATCGTCGAGGATGGTGATGGATTGCTCACCTACCACGGTTATTTTGCGTAGTTCGGCATACCCATCACCATCTTCGTCGATCCGGAGGTAGCACTCGGTAATCCAGATTTCGCGACTCGCAGGGTCGGTCCGCTCCGCAGTCGTGACCGGAAAGGTCTCGTCTTCGGACAGCCGTTCGGTCCTTCCCTGCGAGTATTCCGGCGTGTCGTCAGAAGGGAGGTTCTCAACGATGTCTCGGGAGTAGCCGAGGCTAATCAGGTCCGACACCGTCATCTTCTTTCGATGTGCCGTGAATGCCGTTCTGTCGTTCAGTTCAATGGTGCGGCGAGCAATCAGGAACTCTTCCGGCGGAACAATATCGATCTTGATCTCTGTTGTGGGGAGCTGCTGACGTACCTGAATATCAAACAGCTTCTCCGGGATTTTCTCACCAGTTTGGGGATCCTTTTTAACCAGCGGCTGTATGCGTTCTGCAAACGCAATCGGCTCCAGCCTTCCATCCTCCAGGAGTAGCGTGATGCCCTCCTCCGTAAGCCCTTTGTACGTCTCGACTTTCGGCTCAAATCGCTCCTCGCAATACGCTTTCGTGATGCCGTTTTTCTCTAGGAGGGCGTCTTTGAACCAGTCGTGAAGAACCTGGAACCCGCGTTGCTCGTCCCGAAACACCTCGTTGATGTATTCGGTGGCCTGATCTGCGCCTGCTTCATCATCGGGGCCGCGAGGGATGAACCGTGCGGTGATCTGCCCACCCGTGAACATCCGCATGAGAGACGGCATGATCCACTCGATGGTGTCGGCAACGTCTGTGAGGATGACCTTGGACCGGCCCTCGACCTCGTTCCCGAAGTCGCGACCGTAGTAGTATCGCAGTGCTTTACGACGCTCTTCCGAGACTTGAGACCCGAGCCCGCCCAAGGCATCTTCGATTTCGTGCGAGATGATGGATTTGATCTCCCCATCGGTGAGAGGGGTCATTTCGCGGGTCGGCTCTATGTGGGTTGGGTCT